TCTCTTATAGCTCCGCCGCTAGGACAAAGCTAATAAAAGTCCCAACGGCTTAACGTGCAGCAAAGAATTTAGTATAAACAGGTGATCTTTTCATCTTATTAATAGAATCTTGATTCTTATTGCGCACAAGTGTTGGATTATTGTGTGATCTAATATGGCACACAGGAGTACCGATGGGTGCTGACATTTCATAGTCATCACCAGCAATAATAAATATAGTTACATCGGATGTTTTCAATACGTAGGTAATTTGACCTACGGGAGTGTAGTCAGTGCATGATAATCTACGCTGAAGAGCACTATATGGTAAGTGGAACTCTTTTTGAGGATTTTGGATACCATCTACTCGGGACCAAGATCGAATGTCCGTATCAACGTACACTCCATTAACATACATACCAGTGGTGGCAGTTTCTGGCAAAATAGCTGCTCTTGTTATATATGCAGCATTGGCGTAACCACCTGTCGTTTGTGATCCCATAATCAATCTTATGGTTACGCCTCCTCTTCTATAAGCGAATTGAGATTTAACTAATTCAAACATGGTCAAATTATGAGGGGAAGAGGAATTCCCTCGAAAAGTCGAAGCTACGTGCACATCATATAATAATCTAGTAGTAACTTTCTTAGTAGTAGCACGTGTAAATAAAGAAGCAATTTCAGGGATCATATGCTGGGCTAAATCGACAGTACTTGTAATAACATCTCCTACACTAGCATCTTCACTTGTAATATCATGAATAAAAGACTTAAAACCCTGTGGGCTCATTTGAATTTTGCTTTCTAGTGGATCGTACCAGTGAACTGGTCCAAACTCATATTGAAAAACTTTCAAGCTATTACCTGGATCATCATAAGTACACTCAACTGATCCAGTTCCCCACTCTGGAGCTGCTGTCTCTCTATCTAAACGTACTAATTGAAATTTATTCTCAAGAGAATCATGTGGGGCTGTTTCTGTAACTAGTAAATCTAACGTTTGCTCATGACCTGGTGTCTTATCAGTTATTTCCCAAGCATGTCCTGTCTCTTTCGGTGTCACATCCCACTGCATAAGCCAATGATATTGTCGTGTGAATGGGAACTCTTGAGGAGATGTATCCCAAACATGTTGATACTTAAGAAGATTCCCATACACTTTTCTAATGGCTGGAAATTGAGAGTCTTCTACAGTACCATCCTTGTGATAGTATGTGAAGTGTTCTAACCACTGGCCTCGCTGAATTATAGATAACGTTACCTCACCAGTCCACTGTCCCTCAACGTGAATTGTTTCCCACGTATCATAAGGCACCTCAATTACATAACAACCATCTCCAAATTCATGCTCATTTAAAAATACAACCCTTTTCTTATCAGTTGATATATAAATCTTCAAATATCCTCCTAACACATTAACATGAGCAGATCGCATTGAAATATAATACACTCCTGTTCTTATAGATGATTTCAAAACTATATTATCAATATCTGGTGTTATAGACAAATTGAGTGTTGTTGAGCTGCCTGCTTCTCCTTCTGTCACTGCCCCAAAATTGATGTTAACTGAGGGATCATGTAATTGCAAATTCTTAAATTTCAACCAGATCAAGAAGTCAATATTATTATAGTCTGCTGGAGCTTGTACAGCATTTAGTTGTTCTATAGTGAAATATCCTAATATACTTTCTGGTCCTAATTGTACAGTTTCATTCATGTAGGCAGTTGTCAATTGCCAGGGAGTAATCATGCACCATGGAATCTCAAACTCCCATTCTGTCGCATCTTTAACTATATCTCTTTGTTTCTTAAGAGAAATAACTTTTGTAAAGTTCTTACCGTATGTATTCACAACTGTTGTATCAGTCGGTTCAAATTTAAGAATATATTGACAATCTACAAATGCATTAGTAATCGCTTGAACTATGACAGTAGCACTATCACACCTCCACTTACCTGTACTCATAGCATAAGCTTGCATGTTGGTCATATATAAATTTTTACTACCTTCTAAAGATGTTAATGGCGAAATCATAATCTTCTTTAACAACCCCTTGGTCTGTGGGTTATCTATCCTCGCAATCCAATGTTTAACTTCACCTATCTCCTTAATAGCAGAATTTGGAATAATTGGTCGAGTCCCAGCTGTTGGAATTTTGGGATCGGATGTTTCTGAAGTTGGAGCAATAGACTCAGTTGGACGAGTCTCCATTGAAAATGTTCCTTGACCAGTATCCTCAGTAATACGTACTGCGTCTACACTCCCCTTACTCGATTCTGTTGTTGATGAAGTCTCCATTTGTGGGGTCATGTCAATCTTATGCTCTTCATTATATGCATTATCTCCTGCAACACGGACTTCATCTCTTAATCTATCAATCTCTTGCTCTCCTGATCTTAACTCACGTCTTACGCGTTTTCCTATTTGTCGGGTACTATTAGTTGGTACCATCAGACGAATGTTATCAATCCACATATATACATTAAATTCAGGTGCTGCACTACTCGTATCATCCCTAAACTCTGTCATAGCAGCAATATATAACTTATGCTTAATAGGTGTTTGTTCTAACATATTATACGCTTCATCTCGACACAAAAAGGGCACTTTAAAATTTACCGCAACACTACTTTCCTGGGATATATCAATAACAGCATGTGGCAAATCCCAAATCACCCCTGTGTGCCTATAAGCTTTTGCAGCACTGCTAACACTCATCTCTGGTTGAAACCAAATAACATAACAACCCGACACTAGCGCCTTTGCAATTGTAGTTATCAAAATATTTGTAGTCCAGGTACCATAACGGAACCCTCTAATCTTTTCTACTATATAAGGCTGATTCAGTGGTGCGTTCAGATCTATTTCTATTGGATCACACTCAGATGCTACAGCAAGACGTGGCATCACATTCCCTACAATGGTGGTATAATGAAAGGGACGCATAGGCATATCAAGAGGATTTATAGCGTTATCTGAAAAGGCACTTTCATATCTCAACTGATCTGATTGTCTATCAGTGTGTTCTCGTAAATCAAAATCAACAATTCTAGAGGCATGAACTTCACTCTGTGGTGTCATCACAAGAATTTCTTCTTCAGCACTTTTCAACAACATATTAAACCTCTTACGTAAATACTTAATAAATCTTCTTACTAACAAATTCTTAAGTTCTACAAGATTCGCACCTGCTAATTGTTGAGCACTATCCACGACATCTTCTCCTTCTTGCTCTTGTTCTCGACGCTCTCGGACTTGTACAGTTTCCTGATATAACTTATAGCGGTCTTCGTGACGTTGAATCAACGTGAGGAGAGGTCCTGTCTCTGCAACAAAAGACCCCATCTCTCTTGACTGCTCCTCAATCCTATCTGCTAGAGCTCTGATATTCAACGCTGGTTGGTAGTTCCAAGCAAAGTGAAAACAGATTCTAGACACTAGACACTCCCAGGTGTTTCCCATAGTAAACATCATTCCTGCAGTAGCAAAATGCATTGTACAAGCTTTGATCGCATCAATAGTTACACCTCCTACATCTTTATACTTCTGATGGAATTCTATAAGTGCAAATATAATCTTAGTCAAAGGCGTCTGATAAATCTCCTCGGTGAATGGCGAAGCCATTATAGCTAAACTCATTCCTCGCAGGTGACTCAACAGAGGTGTTTGACTTGGTACTAACCTAATATGGGTATCTCTAATAAACAAATTAGTGTGACCTCTCAAGAAAGTCCCACCAACCAAATTCAACCCATACGGAACATAATTAAAACTAAACATAGCAGCGTTGTTTACGTTTGCCTGAGCTATATTGGCATTGTTGACATTTTGTTGATTGTTGGCAGTAGGTGTACCTCCAGGCGGCACTGCAAGACCGGTAGGAGGGGTTCCATCTTCCCTTTGAGGGAGGGCTGCTCCCAAGGCGGCAAGACCTTGATTTCTTCCACGGATTGCGGTACACAAATATCGAAGACGGTAAATAATTTGTGCAGGGTTCAACCCACGGTCAACCAGCCGGCGGACATATCGTCGTAGGACTGGATTTTTAAAGGAAATATAAGTATCAATAGTAAAAGACGTTAAATTTAATGTTAGTGAACTACAATTCCAGGCCAGATGATTAAATACGGCCTCTATAAAATTTTGTCGACCCCAAGTAACATGCTGAAAGCCAACAAGGAATCTTAGGGGATAGTAACACCCTTTAGCTGACACTATCAGTTCTAAAATAGCAAAGAAGCTAGATGTAAAAGTTACAAAGAATTTATTGGGTGTTGTTGCAAAATATGCCCCTTTAATGATCATTCCTATAAAATAAAATAGGGCATATATAGCATTAATTATGATAGTTGATTGAATTCCCCCGGATATAGTACCCAGAGTTACATTTATCAAATTCAAAATAAAAATAAACAATCTATATTGACCAGATGTATTGGCCAATCTCTTTGTCATTTCTTCTCCTAAAACAAATATAAGTTGACGAATAAAATACATAGGGTTCACACACACAACAACAGTTATGCCTAAACACTTTAAAATAAAAGATAATAAACGAATAGCTATTTCAAAGGTAATACGGCCACTACGTAGTGCATGAATAACGCATTTAACTCTTACTAAAAATTCCCCATGATCTTGATTAATGGAATAAATGGGGTTCACTTCAAATGCTAATAAATTAATCAAATTTCTAACTTTGTAGTGGTATCTTTGAAGCATGGGTAAAGTACGATTAGTGAAATACCCATCTCTATTTTCTGCTGAGATAGGATTTCTACAATAGGGACAATTGGCAATAGTAAATCCGTGGTCATGTCGGATTGCTTCATCACGAATTAATCGTTGCACACACTCGACACACATTTCATGTCCGCAAGACAAACGTTCAGGTGGATTTGTAGCACATATATTACACAAATCATCAATATCTACTTGAGGCACTAACTCTAACTTTTCCAAGTCAAGGTCTTTACCCCAGGCAGACAATGTATAGATTGCTTCATAATATGTCATACAAACTACTGGATAGCCTGCAAACCTAAAAGCTACTTCAAGTCTGTGTTTCCAATCATTATACTCAAACTCACCATACTGTGCCATTTCTACTAAAGAAAAAGTTAAATTTTGTTTAGTAGCCATAGCCTTTTTATCATGAGTTTTAGCATTACGCACCCACTTCATCATATCAATAATGACTTCTTTATCAAGCACTAGATTTTCACCCTTGAAAGTTCTTTTCAAGAAGCCTACCTCATGAATATTTCTAAAAGGCACAATTTCTCCTGTCTTCTTCTCGTCAGTGTACGTAAAGCCAAATTTTGCAAGCGACTCAGTTAAGGTAACTTGATTAAACCAATTTTGAATGCGAGGAGAAACAGCTAGTATATTATCATCCCCAAAGAAGAATCCTGTTACATTATCAGTAAAATCACAAATCATATTGCCTTCGTGCACATATTTGAGATCCAAATAAGCAACACGAATTGCCATTTGATTCACGAAATTATTCAAATGTACTGTAACGGGATTCCCAGAGGTGTTAATACCATAAGCTTGGTAAATATTTCCCCGAATAAGTAATTTTGGATTAAACATAACTTCAGCTAAGCATCTGCGAATACGGGCATTTTCTTCCCCATCATTATATAAACTATTCACATAATCTACAAACTTCTGATGGAACTTAATAGGTTGTGACCCGTCATAATTACTATAATCCCCTGCAATGATACTATCCTCACCAAAACGGGTTATCATTTCATAAAATACTCGTTTGTGAGCTCGCTTATATGGGTTCATTCCAACAGCACTCTCATTAATCAACTTGTTCTTCATCTGCAAAGCTGTGAAAGCTCCAAAATATTGTCGTACTGCGATGTTGAAAGCTTGATTTCCTACAGTAAAAATACGGGTTTTTCCTACATCGACCTTCTCTTTAGGTCTTCGCTCATCCTTCAAGCAACACATGAAAAGATTATTTGGAATAATATTATTTCTACACAATTCAATTATCTCATTCACGTGGCCCCTGATCTCTTCACTGATAATATAATTTTCATCACTACCAAACCAGTAAGTTTTCCCTCTACCTGGATTATTCAATACATAAGGGTATCCTGGAGAAGTTGATCGCTCTAATGCTTCAAAATATGGGGCATATTGTGTCCTGCCGTGAATGGCTTGCTCGTATGTCAAAATACAGCATTGTTCATCTGCATATGAATTTAATGTAACTCTTAGTATATCATTATAAGCGATTTCACAAATTTGATCTGGAATATAAACTTTAGTCTTAGAGTACTTTGCGATCCCTATTTCCATGGGATCGTATCTAACACCATTCTTTTCAAACTCCTTCAAATAGGCTGGCTTCTGATGGGATGGCTTTAAATACGGTGCAATTATGGAACTACTCAAATCAGTTACAGTTGGTTCATTAACTGGAGCTACAGAGCCTATGTAAGTCAAATTTTCATAAATCTTGGGTTTTTCATCCAAGAACTCTATTTGAGGACATTGATCTTGCATAGCATCATAATCATATTTTTCAAATAAAACATCTAAATTCTTCCTCAATGTTTCTTGTGTTATAACAGTAGCACTAGCTAGACCATCATCTCCGGCAATATGCATACCACATATAGCAGCCCCCACGTTAGCATGGGATACTATAGGTGATCCGCAATCTCCTGCCATGGAATCCAATCTATACACAATGCTACCTACAATTTCCTTATCATAAAAACAAATAGTTTTCGTAGATGGTAAAGTACTTCCTGACATAATTAATGGCTCAGGCGAGGGGCGAGTTCGATTAGTAACCTTCGTCCAACGGAGAGTAGAATATGATATTCTATTACCTAAAACTAGATGTAAGTCTTTATTCAACACAAATTGACCTACGATGTTCTTAAATCTTGGACCTTGAGGAAGTATAATTAACAAAGCATCTGTATCTACTTGTCCTTCTTTTTCATAATACAAAACTTGACATGCTGACTTTGGAAATTTAAAAGCCGGCACAGTGGATCCTACAAAATACATTTCAACCTCATCTTCAAAATCCTCCCACACGTGTTGATTAAACAAAATTACTCGATCTATGAGTCCTATGCCATTAGAAGATGACATTGTGGGTCTTCCATTTTCTACAGAGTTTTTAGTTAGCCCACGCAACTTAAATTGATTCTTATGAACTAATCGGTACAGAATCTCATTCGCATTTCCTTGCGGTTTCTGAACAACTTTAGCATAATCTGACATATTGGCACGTAAACTTCGGTTATGTTTCAATCTCATTGTGCGAGGATCTCCACTATATCCTTGATGGAAAATTTCGGGATCAGGTAGTACTTGGGACAATATATCCTTCACAGTCTGATATTTACAACTCTCTTTGGCCCAAAATGCTTTCTCACTCTCAGGGGCCATTGCTGTTATAATTTCTAATTTTGCTTTGTTAGCAGCAGCGTCTGTTAACTTATAGTCATCTACTAATTTTACAGTCTTACAAATTTCGCAAATACAAGCAATATGGTTCAGTTGTTTTGGTGAAGTGTAATTTTCGACAATACACTTTGAATTTGATTTCGACCACTTATACATATAAGTCATCATACCTGCAACAACAACTCCTGCAAATATTTTTCCCCATGGTAGCACAGTTGGTAAAGAATTTCTAATAGAAGCAATAAACTTACGAATTCTGGGGATATCATTATGTTCTGGTACATTTTCTTGCTCAATAACTTCATCTGGTATAATTTCAGCAAGAGGATCAGCAGGTATATCTCTATCAATAAGCACTTCACGAATTTCTGCTTGTATTTCACGTGCACTTGGTAAATTCACTTCAGCTTCATTTGCAATACTAAGCAACATATTTTCCATTGCTTCTGGTGACTGATTATCTAAATTTAACAACTCATCCCAAACCTGGGGAGTTTGATTGAAAGAATTCATATGACTTAAATCTAAAGGTGGTCTAACATTATCCTGAAACATAGTTCTTGCAGAGTATTGTGATAACGATAAAGCATATTCTTGTTTCCTTTCATCATGCACTGCCTTATATAAGTCCCACATCTGGTCATACGTACATACTCTTCCTGTTGGAACTTGTCTTCCTGCATCAATTGTATATTCGTGCAATTCATAGATCTCCATGCAATCAACCAACGGTACGGCTGGTTTACCACACGTCCCACATTGGGCACCAGGAGCTAACCTTTGCCCATGTTCCATGCACGTTGTAGGTAATTTGGTTCTATCTACTCTTAAATAATCTAAATTATCGGCAGTATATCTTTTTCCATATGCTTGTCTCACCTTTACTTCAAAATAATAATCCCTTCTGCGGTTCAATGCAGTGGGGTCTACAATACTTTTCGGTATAACACATGCTAGATTCGATGAAGCTAGTACATGTTCGGCTTCAAATGGACTATTTCCTTTGTTTCCTATTTCAGCTCTTGGTGGTTGGTATTTCTGTTTGTTAACCATCTGAATAGTTTCTGCAAATTCAGGGTTTGGAGCACCAGTTGTGTCAATTCTCTGACCATAATCATCTTGTATCACTACCTTACACTGCGGTTGGAAATCATCCCAATGATCCATTGCCGCATTTCTAGAATAAATCAAAGAATTTAAATTATACGTCTTTGCATCATTAGCATGTAATTTTCCTACAATATCTTTAGCAAGTGTATCAACTAAGATGGTTTTTCCTGTTCCTGGTTTACCATAAAAATAAAAACTCACAGGTACTTGCCTAACTCCAGATTTCCTAGCTGGAGAGTTTTCTGCTTTCATCCACTGTTTCAAGATCTTCGTATAATACACAGTGAAATTTTGAGTGATTTGCTTATTGTTATATTCTTTCACTAGTTTTCTTAATCTTTCACCAAATGTAAATGTTTCTAATATAACATTGACTACTTGAGCATGGGACTGAATATCACTATCTGAAAATTGCTCAATGTATGTAACATTTTCTAACCATTTCTCATAATCTGGTAGCGCATCATTCATACGTTTCTGTTCTCTTGTCATACCATACATAAATACATGATACTTATCATCTATCCAATTGGTCACAAAACTTATCATATCTAATATTTTGGTAAAACCAATAGCAGCACGACCAAACTCAGACGCAAATTTAAACGCAGAAGCTACAAATGTTCCAGGCGTAAGTAACATACCTAAAGCTGTAACAAATGTAGTTCCTGTAATAGCTAAAATTGCCTTCATCTGTTCGAAGCTAAAAGTCCTACAATCGAAAAGTCTCTTCAGGATATCCCAAATATCAGTTTCACTCTGTGCTTGGGTGAAAAATTTCAAAGTATGATTAAAGAGTGATGCTAATTTTGAGGACAATCCCATAAGAGAGATTCCACATACTCCTGCAATTGCTGTAAATGCAGCTACTAAACTCGACCAATCAAAATTGTGTTTAAAAACACTATTTAACTGGGAAATAATAATAACTAATTTATCAGCAATTGTAGATCGATTTTCAGTTATATTCGTTAATATATCAGTTGCAGAATCAAAGAATGAGGCTGTTGAAGTACAGGCTCGATTTATATTAGTTGGCATGGATCTTAATGATTCAAAACCTTCCATTAAGGAAGCACTTATACCTTCAACAAAGGAATGCAACACTTGAGGTTTCATCTTAATGTTTTTCTGCTTTTCATAATCACGCTTGAATTTTCTTGTTTTCTTACTGATTAATTCTGTCTTTTCAATCTTAGTCTTCTTCATTACTTGAGACATTTCTTGATATCTGATTCTTCTAATATTTTCTAATTTCTGTTTGTACAAGTTAGCTGTTTTAACAAGTTCATTGTGAATTGAATATTTAAGTCTTCTTAATTTTCTAGCAGACAATTCTTCTTTCATTTTCTCTTGTAACACAGGATTTTTCTTCTTCTGTACAAGTACAGGCATGGGTTTTCCAGTTCCATACTGTTCTTCTACTTCAAGCAGTAGTTCGTCAATAGATCGAGTAATGCGAGCCTTTTTCTTGGCAACGGCGACTCGCCTAGTCTTTCTTTTCTTTACTACTGGTACTTCAGCTTCAAATTTCTTGACAATTTCCTTAATAGAATGTCCTTGAATAAAACAAAAATAAGCACCACTTTCTAGAGTGGATTTAGAAGATCCACAAGTGAATCTTGTTGATGTATAAGATGACACAAGATTAGTCTTAACAAATTTCAGTTTCTCAGCTTTACATGAAGTTACATTTTCTAGAACTTCTGGTTCATCAAATTTCTGATCATACAAAACTGTGCACGTATGCATTCCTTCGTACAAACCTACAATAATATTATCACCATAGTTTACACGCACATTTTCATTAACTTGCTTCTTCTTGCGTTCATTTTCAATTCTTTGTTCTTCTTCTTCAATTTCTGTTACATCTTCAATAATCAATTTTCTTTCAGGCATTATGTTCTGAGATATAGCGTAATTGATTTCTGGTAATGTCATTTCAGAAGATGGTATTGTCACAATATCACGAGTTTCCAACACATGTCCGTTAACAAATTCCTTAGTCGTCTTACATATAACATAACAGTTCCAGTCAGGTGTGACTGAAAATTCCACAATTGGAAAAACTTGAGGAGGAATACCCATAACTCGGCTGGGAAGGGCGGTTGGAGTCATGTCGGCACTAACACACACAGATTCATTCAAAAAGGTAGAGCACATCATAGTTGTATTAAGCCACAGCGTAGAGATAATAACTTTAAGTCCTTTGCGACAGTTGATGAGATCTTACATGAGCATATCACTGCCAGGGAACGAAATCCTGGTTGCGTTCAAGAATAAGGAGGTATTTATACCAAAGTATTTCCTTTGCTTATTCCACAGTGTAGTGGGTCATGCAGTATTAACATCTGGGTCTGGACAACGCACAGGCAAATAGCCTCTCACAAATGTTGAGTAAGTGAGATTGATCTGGCCAATAGAACATTTTTCTTTAGGTTAAAATGTCCAAAATAGAACCTTGATAGTTTTATCCTTATGGGAGCGAATCACCACGAGGTACGCCATATCAGGGCGGCTTTAGTTTACATCCAAAGTTTAAGGATGGGAAAGATACAGATTCCACTGTCTAGACGGTATCAGTCTAGCTATATTTTACATCTGAAGATTAAAGATGGGAAAGTAACAGATTCCACTGTCCGGAAGGTATCATTCCGGTTATCATAGCAATTACACCTTGTGTATGGCAAATCGATGTAAAAGGTATGATCCTAATTAAATATATAAAATTTAGAAAATTTTGTAAATGGGTAAAATAAGGGTTCAGGATTCCTTCAACGGGGAATACATATAATAGCATGAGGAATACACGCAACGACCGTTTCTCACGGGGGAATACGTATAACGGCATACTAAATACATGCAACGACGAATTACAAAGGGGCGTCCATGG